GTGCAGGTTCCCTGCATGGAAATGTATGGCGAAAACTGCCCTGTACTGGCTGAAGTTCGTACCTGGTACAAGGACGAAAGCCTGAAAGAAATCGCTAACAAATACTGGAAGAAGCGTACCTATTTGTTCCAGGGTTTTGTTCGTCAGAATCCCCTGACCGAGGACAAGAATCCTGAGAATCCTATTCGTCGTTTCCTGATCAGTCCCCAAATTTTCAGTGTGATCAAGGCCAGCTTGATGGATCCTGAAATTGAAGAATTGCCCACTGACTTTGTTCGTGGTCTGGATTTCAACATCAAAAAGACCAGCAAGGGTGGCTATGCTGATTACAGCACCAGTGGCTGGGGCCGTCGTGAAAGTGCCCTGACTGAAGTTGAACAAGCCGCCATTGATGCACATGGATTGTTCAATCTCAAGGAATTCTTGCCCAAGAAGCCCAGCGATACAGAACTGCGTGTGATCAAGGAAATGTTTGAAGCCAGTGTTGATGGTCGTCCTTACGATCCAGATCGTTGGAGCCAATACTACAAGCCCTGGGGTCTAAATGTGGCTCCAGCTGGCCAAAGTGCTGGCAACACTGCTGATGCTGGTGATGAACCTGCTCCAGTTAGCCGCCCACAGCCTGCCGCCAAGGTAGAGCCAGTGGCCGAAAGTGCCGGCACTCCTCCCTGGGAAGGTGAAGAAGAAGCATCTCGCCCAGCAGCAAAACCTGCTGTTTCAAGCGACAAAGCACAAGACATTCTGGCGATGATTCGTAGTCGCCAGCAAAACAAAGTAGCCTAAACGCTCACACAATGGCCCAGTCAATCTGGGCCGTTGTGCTATAGATGGGAGAAACATCATGACATTACCAGATGAAAGATACCGTGCCCTCAAGCAAGGTAAAAAACTATTAGAAGAATTATGCGATCCAGGAAAAACGCCCCGAGTGCCCAGCGCAGTGCGTGAAAGGGCACGTGGTGTACTACGCCATTTTCCACTAGATTATGAACTGGAACGCCTGGCACAAAGTTGCCCTGAACTGCTTGACACGGAACCCTTCAGTCCGTATCATACAGGTAAACAAGTAGCAAATAGCAGAGGATAAGAATGAAGAAACCTTTTGATCTAAGTCGTTTTCGTAAAGACATTACCAAGAGCATTGAAGGCCTGAGCATTGGCTTCCATGATCCCACTGATTGGGTAAGTACTGGCAACTACGCACTGAACTATCTAATCAGTGGTGATTTCAAAAAGGGTGTGCCACTGGGCAAAGTAACCGTGTTCGCTGGCGAAAGCGGCAGCGGCAAGAGTTACATTTGCAGTGGTAACCTGGTCAAGAACGCACAAGAGCAAGGCATCTTTGTGGTCTTGATTGACAGTGAAAACGCTCTAGATGAAACCTGGTTGCATGCTCTGGGGGTAGATACCAGTGAAGATAAACTGTTGAAACTCAACATGGCCATGATTGATGATGTAGCCAAAACTATCTCAACATTCATGAAGGACTACAAGGCCATGCCAGAAGATGACCGTCCCAAGGTCCTGTTCGTGGTTGACAGTCTGGGCATGCTTATGAGTCCCACTGAAGTGAACCAGTTTGATGCTGGTGACATGAAGGGTGACATGGGCCGCAAAGCCAAGGCACTCAAGGCTCTAGTGACCAATTGTGTAAACATGTTCGGCAGTTGCAATGTGGGCCTGGTGGCAACCAATCACACTTACGCCAGTCAGGATCCCTACAATCCTGATCCCAATGTGAGTGGCGGTCAGGGCTTTGTGTATGCCAGCAGTATTCTAGTGGCCATGAAGAAACTCAAACTCAAAGAGGACGAGGACGGCAACAAGGTCAGTGAAGTGCGTGGTATTCGTGCTGGTTGCAAGATCATGAAAACACGCTATGCCAAGCCCTTTGAGGACATTGAAGTTCAGATTCCCTACGAGACTGGCATGAACCCTTACAGCGGTTTCTTTGACCTGCTGGAAAAGAAGGGCATGATCAGCAAGGAAGGCAATCGCTATGTGTACATTGACCTGAACGGTGAAGTTCACAAGTATTTCCGCAAGGAGTGGAACCGTAACGAAAACGGTATCATGGATCTAGTTATGAACGAGTTTTCAAAACGTGAACAATCGCTAAATAGTGAAACACTGGAGGAAACTGTAGAATGAGCGATAACACTCTGGCTGTGGTCAGTGAAATCTGGGGCATGATGCGTGACAGCCTGCCCACGAACGATGTGCCTGACCTGGCAGAAGGCGTAGTCAGCACCTTGCTGGACTACGGATATGACCTGGAAGATATCAAGCACGAATTCATGGCAGACACAGACATTCTGGATGCTGTGGCATACTTTGATGAAACAGCCACTGAAGAAGAACCTGAGTATGAAGATTACTCAGATGACGAAGATGAAGAATGGTAACCCACAGTTCATGGCATGAATTGGTATACTAAGATAACGCAAAATCTGGCCCATCTGCCAGATTTTGTCACCTATTACGAAGCAGAATTGAACCAGGCCAAACTGGAGACTGGGATTAAAGGCAACATTGAACGCAACCTGGCGGCCCTGCCTGGCATCACAGAGCATCGTTTCAATCAATTGCAAGAGATTGAGGCGGTGTTGAACTTCCTGAACATTCAGTTACGCAAGATTCGTAGCACTGCGTTCCGCAAGTATCTGGAAAACTACAATCGTGCCCTGACCAGCCGTGATGCTGAAAAGTATATTGAAAGCGAGGCTGATGTGGTTGACATGGAAACCTTGATCAACGAGGTAGCACTCCTGCGTAATCGTTGGCTGGGCATCATGAAGGGACTGGAAGCCAAGCAATGGCAACTGGGTCACATTACCCGACTCAGAACTGCTGGCATGGAAGATGCCTCAATCTAATAAATACTAGATTGGAGAACTATTTTGGAACCAGGCAAGATTAGAAACATACTTGAAGGGCTAGAAGCACTGGCTGAAAGCACTGGACTGGCTGGTCGTAAAGCCGGCGACAGATTCGTTGATCCAGCCACACAAGACGAATTGATTTTTCAGGACTTGAAGTTCTTTCCTGAAGAAGGTGGCCGTTTCACTCCCGAGCAACTGGATTCAGCACTGGAGAGTATCACTGGTCAACTGGGGGTTCCAGTTCAATGGGAAAACAATCGCAGCCCACGCACTGGTGGTTTTGCCATTGCTACATTTGGTCAGGGTGATAAAACCATCGCCACTGGTCGTTACTTTGAAAGCATAAAGCCACAGGCCACTGACAACTACTTGCCCAACATTGTGCTGGGTCGTTACAAGTTTGCTGGCAAGAGTGCGGCCAAGGCACAGGCTGGCCTAACTCCACAAGACCTGTTGACCGATCAGACTGGCTTGACCATACCTAAAATCATGACGCAACTGGCCGCCAAGTTAGGCACAGACAATCCACTGTATCATGTGGCACATCATATTGCCATGGGTGAAGACCTGCCCATGACCATTCGTGCTCCTGAAGGCGTGAGTTTCAGTGCGTTCCGTGATTACTTCTGCGAAATACTACAGCCCATGGCCCTACAGATGGGTCAATACACTGGCAACGGCGACGAGGCGGCAGAATTGTTCCTGGGTCAGGAAGGCTTCGGTGGCACCTTGATCAACTTTGATGCCAGTAAAAATGCTGGCCTGAGTGACAGCACATTAGAAAGTCCGGATGGCCGTATTGTAAAAGTCAGTAGTAAGGGCGGTGCTGGTGCCACAGCCAGTGCCAAGAACCTGTTGAACAGTGTTGAAGAATTGCGTGGTACCGCCGCTGGCAAAAAGTTATTGAACAAATACCAGCCTGAGATAGACATGGTGCAAGAGATTGTCAAGTCTGGACAGGCCGGAGCACCACTGTATCTGGGTGAAAAGTTCAACATCATTACTCCCGAAGAGGCAGAAATCATACAGGGGTTGAAGGGCAGTCGCCCAGCCAACATTCAAGATGAAGCACAGTTGCAAGCCATGGGCCTGACACCCAATCTGATAGAAATGGCCCAGAATCGCGGCACAGAAACTCCTGAAGCCACTAATTTATACTATCACTTGATTGCGGCAGTGGCACACAAGGCAGTGGTTCACGTGAATGACAAAACCAACTTTGCCGAAGCCGCCAGCAGTATCCTAAACAATGGTGCCCTGATACAGGTGTACACCAAGGCCAGTGAGAAAGGCGGTAACTGGACGTTACAAGGATTTGACACCAAGTATCCAGGTGAAAGTGTGAGTGGTGTTCAACTGAGTGCCAGCAAAACTTACTACAGCACTGGCATCAAGGGCAATTTCACATTCAAGATTCTGCGTGGCAATGCCAAA